CATGAACAAGGAAGGGACAATAGGAAGCAAACAAACACACAACCAACGCTACCATTCATTACATCTACGACAAACACAGTCGTGAACACAACACACACAACCACAACACGGCAATACATGCATACAACGACGTCTTTAATTTTGTTTTGTTTGTGCAGGCACATACATAGAACATCATCCTCACACGTGCACTGACACACATATTATACACACCACATCCCAACCAACGCGATAATTGTCATTGACCACTTAACCTTCCATCAGCTTGCCTGCGTATGTCTCATTCAGCAGTCGCATCATTGAGAACTTGTTGTACTGGGAGTGAAACGCTAACTCTATGCCACAACAGACTGCTCTCCAGTACCCCCAGGATATGTGCTTGTTGCCCAGTATCAGTGAAGATAGCCTCGAGCTGAATAGCCGCTCACACACGTAGCGTATAAGCCCCATATCACAACCGATTAATGTAGGCAGTGGCACATCGATATCCCCTAACATCCAATCTATCCACCAAGCATGTTCAGAGTGGCTTCGCACATGCGCTGCCAATGCTCGGTGTTCAGGCACCAGGAGAAGTAGTGCTTCATCAATCCTTTTGTGCTTGATCAAGTCGCGCATCACTTCCTTGTACCACAAGCCAGCATGTACCATTCTCGGGTGCAGTATACTGCTCGAATTCGTCGCCATTGAAGTCTGCCCCCCAGTGATAATCCGCACTTTACGCTTACGTATCTTCGTGGTCGTTATAATCTCCTTAACCAGCGTTGTTCTTGGCAACACAGCCTTCGCTACGCGCTCCTCGATCGCATGTCTATCCAGCCTCGGTGGACAAGGCATCAGCCTAAGCCCCGGATATGTTCCTGAGTGCTCAATGCTATAAGCCGTCTCTGCTCCATGTATATTCACCCAATTCGACACGCTCAATGGGTATACACCACATCCTCCCGCTGCCCTTGGCGTGTGAAGCATCATGTCGATGTCCTCGTACTTTAACTCAAATGCATAATGTGCGTCCACACGCATATGCTTCAACACCTTCGCCAACACGCACCCACGCCCTGCTAACATTAACCATGATGATGTGAGCTCCTGCATCCTTGCGTCCCATGTCATCCGTTCACTCTGGTCCTCCTTGGACCAAATCAGCGAGTGGATCACACGTGCTGGATAACCTAATACTCCTTCCGCGCAGTACTGCTTGCGTAGGAACTCACCTCTATAACTTGATACCATTGACTGTGTCACCTTGACATCCCAACCATCTACAGTCACTCTGTCAAACATGCGTTCTGCTATTTCTTCGCTCGCTACGACGGCCATCTCATCATCGCCTTGAGTGAGCATATCCATCAGTGGTCTCGGCCCCGCTGTTGGCCCGAGGGCCTTGGCTGCTGCGATCAGCAGCGATCCTGATATCATCGTACCCAGCAGGGATGTCCAACGCCACCCTGACAACAACCCCTTCGTTGCGCTCACGATCACGTCGTCTCCATCCACTTGTACTTGCTCCGCATGCTCTAATCGCTTGTCCAAAACGAGCATTTCTCTCCCGTTTATGACTCTCAGTCTTGATGGAATACTGAATGTGTCTATGATCGAATCCATGACTTGTAGCATCTCACGACCTGCTGCACCAGTCACTTGTGATGCTATCATGTGTCTGATAGCACTCAAACATTCAATTAGCATCCACCTTGGCTGCTGGTGGTCAAACTTTGCCATGTCAAAGCAAACGTACCAGTTCCCTGACTCTGAAACCATCGACATTGATGCTTTCCTAAGTAGAGCTACGCTTGATCCCGAATGTAGTAGGTTGTTGCGGTGGCCGCGCCAGTGATTTTGGAGCCAACCGTCAACGAATGACATCTTCAAGTACAATTCGAGACAGCTATTTACTACACCGCGGATCTTCGTTCGCTCAACTTTAGGTTGCATTTTTGCGTTATCTACTACCGGCGAGAGTAGTATATTACGAATGTCATTAGGATCCAGCATCAGGGCTGAAACCCATTTTGAGCCATGCACGTTTTTGCTCTTCCCTCCAGAGGTGATACGTAACTTCATTTTCCTTCTTAAAGATTCGTTAATTGTGTAAACACTCCCACTCGTACCCCATGACGTTGGGTCGGAACACCACTCATCGATACTAAGGTCTGGTTTAATTGATGAGCTTAGTCCCAAGCCAACATATTCATTTACTGCCGTCGCAAATCTCCGTTTGTAGTCCATGGTGAATCTCGTCTCACCCGTGACCCACTTCATTGCTTGCGACAGCAGTGTTTCTTGCGTGTTCAACCTGCTTTGATAACCGCCCAGACCCTCCCAGCCGATCATATATCGCAAAGCAGTACCAAATAGTCCATCCCCCCCACAAGCCAGCACGCTTGCATACGCACCCAAGATATTGTTGATATCGCTCTCACCCCTACCCCCTATTTTCAAATACGACATCACACTTCTACACCTCTCAGCGATATCATCAGGCAGGACGTCTAGATACAGTGCGAAACCTGCACCGTACCTTGGCCCTAATGATGCTGTACGTCGCATTCTGTAATAACGTAGCAGATGCTTTTCCGCCAGTGAAAGTTGTTGATACTCAGCACTACCATGTGTTGAGCGTGCTTCGGCTAGTTGGTCCAAGGCCTGTCGAAGACGTCCCTCGGAACCAACTTGTTTTGGCACACCAAACTCAATTGGTGCTGAGTATTGAATGCGACGGGGCTGGCTACTACTTAGAGTTTCCTGGCCACCCATCCGACCTTAACCCACCCTGCATTACAAACCAATCTTTAGCAGGCACACTGTCATCTCCTTCCGCATAGTTGTGCCGACCAGTGTCATATCCATCACCAACCAATGCAACATAGCCAACTGTTCCACCGTGACTGAATGAAACATACGATCCACTTCGTATGACCAACATTGCTGGTCTATTCTCACCAAGGTCGGTCCATCTCAGCACCGTGAAACAATTGCCCACTGGCAGCTCATCAGCTGCAGGTATACTCATATTCCCAGACGAGTATGCCACCATCGTCAAACTATCAGCTCTTGCTCTCGTCCCGGGTGTACAGTACAAAGTCAATGGCCACAATCTACTGCCATTCGTCAGGCAATGTGAAATGTCTGTATGATTAACAAATTCATATGAGTACGTACCTACTGCCGTCAGCTGTATCATCTTAATGAAGTCCATAACGCTCGGTTGTCCTCGCATCGCCAACGCCAGACAGTTGTTCACGCTTACGCCAGCAGATGTCACACAATCCAATGTGCGCCAGCTACCTGCGTAGGTTGGGTCACTTCGCCAAGTGTGATTGATGCTTCGTGGTGCAACAGGATAGCTCAACTCTTGTTCATAGTCGACGTTCGTGAATCTCGAGATCAGACTTGACGACATCACATTCCCGTCGACGTCTCTCCGTATCAGTGTTACATTGCCATACGTCTGGTTATTCGCATCCTGGCCTGGATACCGTATCTCCAACATTGGTCCAGTGACGAACGGCAGAATTGCCTTCTGAAATGTGCGCCCGAAGTACCTGAAAAAATTGTTCGCACAGTGTTTCTGACTTGAGCAATACTGTAATTCTGCCGGCATCTGGAGCAGCTGGCTCGCAATCTCCCATCTCGCACCACATGTTCGCGATCGCCGATACACATCATAGCCCACGTGGTGCACACTTGACAAATCAAGTCCTGAGTTTGCGTCCGCTCGACGGATCATGCCCATCACCATTGCCAATGCTTTGAATGGTTCCCAAGTCGGGATTTCAAAGTACACATTTCCACGTGGCGGTAGGCTGTTGCCAATTGATACAGTGGAGGTCGTTACCAAGTCATTCTGTAGTAAACAGTTGAACCACGTCCCGAAGTCATATGGCGACACACCTGCATTTAGCCAGTAGCTATATTCACCAGCATTCGTGACCGTGGCCATAGAACCAGTGAACAAGCCAGGCGCATGTGCACCTCCGAACAACATCATGTTTGGTGGGAACTTGTATCTTGATGCCATGATTGCATAACATAAGTTCACGTCATTATCGGTTCCATAGTTTCGTATCAATCTGCGCATGGCACCGGCCATATATTGAACTTGGACAGCATGCGACACACCCGTATAGCCATAAAGAAGTTGTGTGCCAAGTACTACACTCGCCCCACCGAATATTGAATTGGTTCCGCCTACAACTGACGTCGTTGTTATCTGAATGTACGAAGCAGTATTTGTTGTTCCAAATTCGTCAACGTCTACGTAACATATCTTGACGATGGCATCCACTGTATCATCGGGTTCAGGTCCATGTACAAATGTCAGAGCCGAATACGGTGTATATGTTCCATTCAATGGTGCAATTGCGGCTCCCGTTAGGACATTGTACGCGGAGTAAGCCCAGCCCTGTGAATAGAATGGGTATTGCAGGTGTGCCAGCGTATAGAAGATGTTCGGGCCACGGTCATCTGCATCGGTCTTATGGAATCCAATCCACGCTATGTTCTTCATATCTGCACTCCTCCACCCGGCGTCTGCAGCATCTGGATTGATCATATAGTCTGCCAACTCTCTGGCTGTGATGACTCTTGCTTCGATGTTGGCGTCAGCAAACAGTGCTGTTGAGATTCTGTTACCACTATAAGGAAAAACGTATGGAGTGGTAGTCGCCGGAGTCAAGGGTTTGGTCAATTGCATACACGCTCCGACACAGAACGGATTGAGTGCATCACCAGTTAATGGAGTCATATTCTGTAACATGAGTGCACCGACAACGATTGGTCGAGTAAAACCACCAGTTAATGACTGCATTGATGGGAAGACATGACGGAGAATAGCACCATATACCTCACCACTGAACATCCTGTTCGCGATCCGACTCACGGTTGCTATTGCACCCAATTCTTTCCCTACATGTGCAGCTGCCAATACTTGGGCATTCTCAGTGAACTCACACGGGCTGCGTAAGCGCGATGACGATGATATGACCGCTGGACACACTGTATATGCGTCGATTGCAGCTGTGGTTGTCGAATTGTTGACATAATAGATGCTTGGCAGACCACCTATAGGGCGTGTCCTTGCAGCCTTATGCGCCGTACCACGCACGGTGAAGTTAATTGGCTCTTGGTCATCGGCCATCTGTCTGGCAATCGAGTCATAATCACCCATGCGCTTGTTCACATTGCCCTCATCACCCAGATTCGGGAATAAAGCTGCCACACCATTCTCAAGCAGAGCCGCAGCATCACTCAACATCGACGGCATTACTGTCGCTGACGTTGTTGATTTGCGCCCACTATCTCCCGGTGCGCCTCCACCTCCACCTGAACTCATCACTGCACCTGTTGCCAACGCACTATAGCTATTCTGGGTTGCGGCTGGTTGTGCAACGTATACTCCATATGCGGCGTCGGAGACTGAAGAACCAACAACTGAAGTTGCTGACAGTTGTGATGTCGACGGTGCTGACGCTGGCCCCAAGCCTGGCATACTCACTGGCAACCTGGACGCCGACATCCCTGATGAATTTGGAATTGTATAAGCAACATGTCCTGCATCAAGTGCTTCAGCTGATGCCGACGATGAACCAAACGTAACATCCTGTATCCTCCTTCGTGCATCAGTGACTGGTGTCGTTGTAATGTTGTCTCCCTGTAACATATGCTGCAACCATTCCCGTGCAGCTTGTCCTCTCGTCTGGTCAGTAAGCTGCACTTGAACAGCTGGGTGTGGTGCACTTTCTGGTCTTGCTGGTGAAAGTATCCCCGCCATTGCTTGTCTACCTGTTTCAGTTGAATTGACAGCATCACCCAGTCCTGGCTGTATTGCGTTGAGTACTGGGTTCGTGATCCTAGCAACAGCGTCAGAGAATTCATTCGGTACAACCGCACCACCAGGCGGCAATGATCTGAATGCTGCTTGCACCCATGGCTGTTGTTGTTGCGGAGGCTGTATCTGTTGTGGTTGTTGTTGTAGTGGATAACGCGGAGCCTGCACTTGTATCTCACCTTGCTGAATTTGTCCGCTACTCGCCATAGCGGGCACTATCTGTCCAGAATTCACCGGAATTGACTGGACTTCCTGCACACGCAGTGCACCCCCTGTACCACTTACCAATTGTGTTGCGGCAGGTCAGCTTGTCCCTAAGGACTCCGAGCCAGCACCCGAAGGTGACAGCCACCCGCTGTAGGCCCAAACAGCGGCGGAAGGACGCGAGTAGAGTCCACTCTCGTGGTTAACTACCCGGTATTGTATTGACACTAAGTCACTTAGTATTCGTGTTTACCCTATACGACACTGTGGTTCAGCACTCACCTATGGTCACTATCATCTAAACAGCACACAGTTAGCTCTGGCTTTTGTGCCCAGGAATATCCCCGTAGCACGAGCTGCGTATGTGAGTTTGTAATGGTAACGATCAGAGGTGAACCTGCTGCCACGGCTGTATAAGCATCAAAGAACACGCGCTTACGTGACCGTGCCTGTTTGTCAGCCGGAACAGTACGACAAAAACCGGCTGCTGAGTTGTATGTTGGTTATCAAGCCAACCCAAGGCGAAATGAGGGTAAGACCATTGCACTCAAATCATGTGCCTTGGCTAGATACAACTGCATGCTATATCCAAATAGACCAAGGGAACGTCCCCGACCCCAAAGGAGATTTAGATACCGGTGATAAGCCGGGAATTTACTGACACGTCCGTATGCATACGGCGACACTGGCGCTCGCAACAACCAGTAGGCAGTTTAGATTCAATCAAGAGAACGCTCTCGAGCTCGCGCACCTACCTAG